GAACTTAGAAAACATTTACAAGGATAAAATATGTTAATCAATAAAGGATACTCTGCAGGAGATATTGCTTGTTTCAAAATCGTCAATGGCGACGAAATAGTAGCAAAAATAGTAGAAGAAACTGATGCAGGATTTGTAGTAAACAGACCCTGTACAATTATTCCAAGCCAGCAAGGACTAGGGCTTATGCAAACCCTGATTTCTGGGGACATAAATAATAATATAACGCTGAATAAGTCGCATGTTATTATGCATAGTTCTGTAATTACGGATATTGAAAATCATTATATCCGTACTACAACAGGTATTCAGCCAGCTAAAAGCGGAATAATTACTTAAAAATGCCAGGACCAATTGCTGTTACCGGGGACTTAACTACTCCCGAGTATGGACCACCTAATGTTATAGCTTCAGTAACAACCACTGTGCTTGCCGAGGGTCGTCCAGTAGCTACCATTGGTGCATTCGTAGCACCACATGGTAATTACTACAATCCCAAAGCACCGGGTTTTAATCCTGCATGTGCAGAGGCACTTGTGGCATTTGGCTATTTTAGTACTACTGTTCTTATTGAAGGAAAGCCAGCAGCTATAGCCTTAGGAGAAACCGGTACTAGATGTAGTTGTACCTATCATGCAGTAGCAGGGCCGGGCGCATTAACGGTTTTAGTAGGGCCGTGATATGACTACAGCATTAGCGTTAAACGCACAAAGTACAATTATCAATGGCCACGGTTTACAAGAGTCGGCCAATTTAATCTCTGCGGTAGCAACATTTCAAAGTCATGTTCCAATAGTTACCATGGCCAATACCTATGCTGTAGCTATAGCATCAAATGCAAATGTAGATTTACTTGGATCATTGAATAATTTATGTGCAGGTGTTTCCGCTGGTCAGTGGTTAATTGATGCATATCCAAGTAATATTGCTCCAACTAGCAGCGGAGCAACTAATCCTTACAGTTTTAGTACTACAATTAATAATCAGGCTGCACTACCTTTTAGTCATGGGCTAAGTGGTTTTGCTAACGTTTTTTCTACTGCATATTCTTACATGATGCAGGGATTTGAAACTGCAGCCAGCATCTACATGCTTCAAGGAAAAACCTATGCCCAAAGTGGATTAGGTTATAAAGGACCTGTAGATTTAGCTACCAATGGAATTGATAACAATGGCATATTGTTAGGTAATGTAGTTGCCAATTGGGGAACAATGTATGATATCAATAATATTGGTACAGCCAGTGATCCCTATGTATTTGGTCAAAATTTATTAAATCAAGGACTCGGTAGCTATGGTAATTTATCGGCAAAACTTACATCTGTTGGACTAAACACAACTAATTTATCTCAGATTCCTCAAAATACTGTAACAGTATCTCAGGTACCAAGTAGTGTGGCAACCTCAACACCAATCGGACAAGTTAGTTTTCCTACATTGGCCAATGTAACTACTGCTACTGTAGTGAGTGGTAACAGTACAGATGTAATTTTATCAATATATCAATCTATTACCGGTGCAGATCTACAAAATATTTTAACAGCAACTAATGTCACCATAGCCAATACTAGCATTACAACCTTAGCGGATTATTTAAATTTTAATAAAATTACTGCGACCTCCGATTATACAGCATTGGGTTCCTTGGGTGTTACAGATTTTGCTAGCTTTACAAAATATCTACAGTCTAAAATTGGGTCAGGTTATTTTAAATCTTGGGCAGAAATTAGCACGTTATTTTCATCCATTGATATTCCTACACAAACTTATACCACTTCTAGCAATACCGACCCAATACTACAATCTAGTACCGTTAGTACGTTATTGGCATTAACTGGAACAGGATCTGGTCCCTTTAATAATTTAATTATTACTGATTTATTAGGCGCCACTGCTGGTATGCCTTATACTACAGCGTTTCAAATACTAAATTCAAATTATCTCAGTTTAAATACCAACAAATTAAATCTAGCAGTCAGTGGATTAAATTCTGCTGTATTAGATTATGATGCATTAGTACAGGCCAACGTCACTTATCCTGACAATCCTGATATAACCGGAGTCAATGCCAATGTAGCAAACGTTAATGCTCAGCTTAATGCATTAACTATATCTAACACAGCACAGACAGCTTACTATCAGATGTTAAACCAATTAACTAGAGAAGTGTCAAGTTTAACGTCTGCTGGTGTAATTTTTAATTCGGGTTACACCTCGATACTAAGAAGTTTTGCTCAACAAATTACCTCCACTGCTACAGATAAAGTTCAATATCAAACTTATCAATTTTTTGCCAATATCATCACCGACGATGCATATGGTGATACTATTCGATCTGCGGTAAGTGAATCAATAAACACGTCAACCTTATCCTCGAAAGGTATTATAGTTAAAAATGATCCACAACCACAATCGGCAATCACTCAATCAAAATATCAAAATATCTCATTAAGTACGTACTTATCACAGAATAAGTAGGGTTTTAACGGGGTAATTTTACCAAGAAACACTACTTACCTTGACTTTCAAATGATAAAGTAGTATTATAACTGAGTAGATATGTCGTTAAATATCTAACGCTTTCAGTTTTTAGGTAAGCGTATAACTTAAGGAGGACGAAATATGAGAACTCTGGCAAAGGTAATATCTGTCATAGTAGCAATATCAGCCCTGACCGTAATGGCACCCGGTCATGCAGAAGAAGTAGAAGTACAGAAGCAAACGTTTTTTAATACAGTCAAGACACAAGCGCAAGATCGCTTGGACACATTAGTTGATGTTATTATGAGTCCCATAGTAGACATTAACTTATCAAGCAAGGACCGGGATTGCCTTGCACGTAATATCTACTATGAAGCTGGTAATGAACCAGAAGAAGGCAAAGTGGCAGTAGCCATGGTTACTATTAATCGCGTCCGTGATGGCCGCTTTGGTAAGACAGTTTGCTCGGTAGTAGATCAGCGCACGACTCGAGTCAAGTCTATTGAAGTTACAGAAACTCGAATGGTACAGACAGGCCTGTTTGGCCGCCCCGAAGCAGTTAAACAAAAAACTCTGGTAGTACAAAATGTAGAAGTATGTCAATTTAGTTGGCGTTGTGTATTTGTACACAAACCCAAGGATGCAGACGAACGGTGGAATACTAGCCAAGCAGTAGCAGAACGTTTAATTCGAGGTGAATACGGACAATGGCAAACAAAGTATAATAATGCATTATATTTTCATGCCAATTCAATCCGTCCTGCCTGGGCAAAATCTAAACAACTTGTAACACAAGTTGGCGGACACAGGTTCTACGCAGATCGCAATATCTAAACAAAAATGTTCTTCAAAGCCTTTGAGCGTTTAAAGTCTATCGCAGTTCGACACAGTGGTAGAACTTTTACGCCAGAGCAATTCACACACTTAATCCGTATGCAGTTTTGTGACCCACAGTTACGATTTAACTGTGTACGGAGTTCCGAGCTTACAAAGAAGGCTTTTTGGATTACAGCTGAATATCGTCCACACGAAGACAGCCAAGACGAACCTTGTGTTTATGTTACACTAACATTTGGCACACGCTGTCGTAAGATCTCATTCGCAGACTACGAATGGGATCTAATGGCATTCCATCTTGCAGACACAATCACTCACGAATACCTACATCGATATTATTGCCGGCGTCGTGGATATAAGCATGGTCGTGGATACCGAGATAAAAACAATTTACGATACAATGACACAATGAAGGACTATCTTGGTTGCGAAGATGAAATACTAGCCTACGCATTTAACATTGCCAGCGAAATGATAGTGTACGATCGACACATGGTATTGACAAAAGTTTATCGTATGTATCGCCGAAACTTTAGGCGAGATCGTAAAGTTATGCTACAATTAGAAAAACAAGTAACTAAGTATATTAATAGATGGGAGCGATCAAAATGACCAAGTTATCAGAAGAGCTAGCAATTGAAGATGGTTTATATGACACAGAAATCGAGGACGATGACTATGGTATTATACTCAGTCCCACAGGCGAATTAAAGTCCGTGTTTTTACCTGAAAATTTGCCATTTGAATTACCAGAAAAATTAGCTCGAATATTTGAAATATTAGGCTACACTGATCCGGAACAATTAACCCAAACACTACACTAGGTTGTCCACAAATTCTCATAATGCTATAATAGCAGTATGGATAAAAATTTAGCATTTTACATTAAGTGGGTAGCTACAGCAGTCACACTCTGCGGTGCAGTTTTAGCCAGCTTAAATATCTACCCTTACAGCGCCATAACTTTAAATTCTGGCGCTTTTTTATTCCTGATTTGGGCGGTTTTGATACGAGAACCCGCTATGATTGCGGTAAATGCCGGGCTTTTACTTATATACAGCATAGGATTAGCTATAAAATTGCTTTAAAATCAATGACTTACACTACTTAAAATTATGGTTGCCCGTAAATTACCAAAATGCTATAATACTTGTATAGTAATTAATAAGGAGTAGCGATGAGTACAGTTCAATTTGCTGGTTTTAGCCGTGTAAACGGTGCGTTAAAATTCCGTACTGCTAACGACATTAGCCGTGCCCAACAGTTGGCTAAACTTGGTGATACAGACATTAGTATGGCAATCTTGCCAACCCCAATGACTAAGAATGATGCCGCTAAGTATGTGCTCACTAACTTAGCCGTTTCTTATCCCAAGTATAATACACCCGAAGCTACAGGATTGCTTACTAGTTTGATCCGAGATGAAAACCCATTTGCAAAACCTAAGAAGCCAGCAAAACCAAAAACTGTAGTGGCTAAGAAAGCACGTTTGATCATTGGCTCTGTGTCAGTTGGTGTAGATGATGCTCCGTACACACCAAAACAAGCGGCCAAGATCCGTGCCGAGTTTATGAAGAAACTTAAAGTTGCATACGAGGCTAACTAAGATGCCGTATGTTCCTAAAGAACTTCGTACAGAATCGTTTATTGCTGGGTTCGGTGATGTTTATACTGAGCTTGGTAATAATCCTGAGTTGCGTATGATACCAATCAGTCGTTTAGAATCTGTTCGTAGTAGTTTAAAACAATTAGGATATCGTTTTCGTGTAGTGTATCGAGGCCCGCATCGTAGACATCGTAGTACTCTTAAAAGAAATGCCTGGGCTTTTAATGTTTACTTTGACTAAGGAATTAAAATGAATAGTTTATACAGCTATCTAGGTTATGAATATCGTCCGTGGGACGATGTTGAAGAAGACAACATTAAGACATATCATGAATGTTACAAGCACGGTTTGCGTGTTAGTATGCCCGATGCGTTTTATAACCACAGTCCTTATACCTTAATAACTTTTGAAGAATTTGTTGGATATGTACAGACAGTTGAAGTTTTTATCCAAGGATAATTTACCACGAATTGTACTTGTGGCGGCTGTATTGTATATTCCCGCTCAAGTATTGTTTGGTTACTTAAACTGTGCGGATAATTTCTGCCCAGGTGACAGAGAAGAAGATTATGTGTATAGTATCAAAGACGAAGATGGCAAAACCTGGTATATGGAAGACGGCAAGCCGATTTCTGAAGCAGACTACAAAGAAGCCCATAAAACCCTATTTGAATTTAAAGAGAGAATAGATAATGAACCCCAAAGATAATCCTTTATATAGTTTTCGTTATAAAATAGAAAAGAAAGATATTGAGGATTTTGTAAATAGTTTGCATGCTATACAATCTGATTATATTGAACAGGCTGTTGAAAAAAGTGGATACAAAGACGCCAATGAAGCAATTAAGCGTATTATGGAGATAAAATGATCGATGCTGAATTGTTAGTTGAAGATATCTTAGAAGATCGTGTTGCAGTCAAAGAACTCAGCACTGAAGAACTAGATGCTGTAGTTGAAAGTCTGACAGATATTGGTCAAAGTATGCTGGATACTGATCAACACGACATAGGTATAGCTATATTACAAGCACTTGATTCGGCAATTGATATGCACTATGTTGATGAGGGTTTTGAACAGGCTATCGTTGCAGCCGAAGCACGTGGTAGTGTATACTGGGAGATTGAAAATCCAAGCATCCACTAAACGCATAGGTTTCTGTTGCAAATGGATTGACAGTCCCGACCAAACAAACGGGATTAAGCCCACAGACGATGCTAAAAAATATAACACCGGTACGACCACAGTTGCTTGGCTAAATAGACAACCTAGAGAGGTTGCCGAGCAAAAATTATGGGATTTAATGGTAGCAAATATCGAGTCAACAAGACTACTTGTGGAGCGAGTCAGTGAACTCGACCCACATCTTCGCATGGTCCGTCTTAGCAGTGATATTCTTCCTTGCTATACCCATGCTGATTACTCTGGCTATTGGATGGATGCTGGTGTTGTTTCATACGCCGAAAAAGAGTTTGCTCGAATTGGCGCTCATGCTCGCTTACACGGTGTTAGGTTGTCTTTTCATCCTGGCCAGTTTACTGTGCTTGCGAGCAGTAATCCCGGAATAGTTGAACGATCAATAGAGGAGTTTGAATATCATGCAAATATGGCAAAGTGGATGGGTTACGGTCAATCGTTTCAAGACTTTAAGATCAACGTCCATATCTCCGGTAGGGAAGGTCCAGCCGGCATCCGAAGTGCGTACAGCCGACTTAGCCCCGAAGCCCGCAGTTGTATTACAATTGAAAACGAAGAAAACGCTTGGGGGTTAAATGATTGTCTTACCATTACTGATATTGTGCCTATTGTGCTCGATATTCATCATCACTTCATACGCGAAGGAGAATACATATCAGTCAACGATGAGCGTATTCGAAGAGTTATTGATAGCTGGCGGGGCAATCGTCCTGCTATTCACTATTCTTGCAGTAGGGAAGACGTACTTGTTGGGCATGATCCGTTAGTAGCGCCAGATATGACACAGCTATTAGCTGAAGGCTACAAGAAACAGAAAATGAGAGCCCATTCAGACTTTTATTGGAACACAGCAGTCAACGATTGGGCATTGAGCTTTTGGGACAACTTTGATATACAATGCGAAAGCAAAGGTAAAAATCTGGCTAGTTTTCGACTTTATGAGCAGGCAAAAGAGTTAAACTTGTAAATACTATACTGCCGAAGTTAGGCCTTAGTAGTACCCCAAGCCCACTTCGGTGGGCTTTCTTGTTTTTAGATAAATACTCAATAACAGGGTTAAAAACAATGAGTACTTTTGCTAACGTCTATATCGGATCTGCACCCAATGATGGAACAGGTGATCCATTACGCAATGCTTTTGATAAAATAAATCATAATTTTAGTAATATTGCCGGCGGCAGTAGTGGTACAGTGACTAGCGTTGCTGGACGAACCGGAGATGTTGTTCTGGCAGTAAATGATGTTAAGGGAGCCGCTAGTAATGTTTATGCTCGTAGTTATACCATGAGCAATAGTGCTAACTGGAATGACGAAGTAAACACCGTTGGCACCGCACTAGATCAGCTAGCCCAAAGACTTCGAGACGCCGGCTTTTAACAGATAAGTATACTATATGTCAGCAAACGGAATCGCACACTTAGCAACCAAACAAGCACGTCAAGAGGCTAAACTAGCTTTAGCGGCCACCAAACGTGCTACAGCAGGTACCACGGGGTATAGAGCATTACACACTTTAGATACTACAGAATTGCCCACAGTTTATTCTGGAAATGCAGTAGTAGACAATGCCAACGTTGGGGGCTTGATTAAAGGCCGCCCTTGGAAATAATATAAATACACAAACAGGATAAATTATGAGAGCAAGTGAAATTCTACGTAAATTAGCAGATGTAATTGACAGTCAAGAATCGGACAATCAATCATCTACAGAAATAACAAACCGCCCACAACAAACTGATGTTGAAGTAGATCAACCAACTGATACACAAGGTATCGAAAGCCAAGCACAGGTCAATGTTAAGAGCATGGTGGCTCCGCTACAACAAAAACTTGATCTAATGAAACGGCTAGCCGGTGAAGATGCCTGTGATACATGTGGTGCCGCGCCATGTGCGTGTGAACCCGAACAAGACGAACTATCAATTATGCGTCAGAACGCAGGAATCAAACCAGTCGTTGTTGCTATCGCAGACGAAGACGAACCTTTTGAAGGGTAAGTCTCTGTGTCTAAGAAAACCCAAAAGTTATATACCAGTAGAGTAAACAGTTTAGATGCTAACACTTATGTTGGCGAACGTGGCCGTTTGTTTTATGATGAACCCACAACAACCAATACCGCACCTAAATTACGCTATTCAGATGGTGTAACTGTTGGCGGTGTTCCTTTGTTTGCTGCCGGCGATCGTTGGCCAGCAGATGGTACTGGATTCTTATATGATGACGGTGCTGGAAACTTAAGCTGGAGCTCAACACCAACAAACTATAGTGATGCTAATGTAGCTACGTACTTATTGGGCAACATCACCACCGGCAACGTCATCAACACTGGCGACTATTACTACGCTAATGGTGCATCACTAACCAGCACAATACAAAACTTTGTAGCCAATGTAGATTTTGGTAATTTATACATTGTAGATGAAACTATATATGGTAAGAATACCAACCAAGATATTGTTTTACAACCAGCAGGAGATGGTAATGTTACAGTCGGTGGATCATTAAAGTTAGATAATGCCGCACTAATAACCACTGGTACAGGACCGGTGAGTATTATATCAGGTACTTTAACATTAAGTTCTATCGTTGAGTATTCTACTGGAACCGGTATGCCAGCTGGACATTGGAATAACAACCCTAGCTCAATAGCAGAGCCTTGGCAAATCATTCAGTTCACTACCGATCCTACTAATATTGTTTGTGTAGGCGATAAGCTGTCTGCACCAGGTATGCCGTTGAGTACAGTAGTATGGACCGGACAAAGTCCACATGCTAATACAGTTATTGCTACAGGTACATACACTCTTAATATTGGCTCCGGAATTATTACGCCTGACCCAGGAACCACTGTAATTGATACAAGAATTGTTACTAATGCTGGTTTAGCAATTAGTACACTAGGTAATGTTGACGTTACTCTTTCTCCAGGCAATGGCGGTCAAGTTGTTGTTACTAGTAATGTAGTACCTTATACAAACAATACGCTTAGTCTAGGTACACCAACCACTCGTTGGCAAGATATTTACGTTGGTCCGGCAACAATTTATATACAAGACAGTTCAACAGGAAATGATTTATCAATCGGTGCGGTAAATGGTAATTTATTTGTTCAAGGTGGAGTGGGATTAACTGTGGGCAAGTTTACCCTGTTTGGGAATACTATTGCTCTTAATAATCCAGCCGAAGACTTTTACATTGGCACACAGTATGCCACTGGTAACTTAAACATTAATCGTCCCTTACAAGTTATTAACAGTAGTGGTGTTTCGGGATTTCAGGTTGATCGTAGTGGTCTAACCACTATACATAGTCCTGCATCGTTAGGTCCCACACAGGCCTTATTCAGTGTCATTGGTTCCACGTCGGGTAATGTTCAGCCTAGAAATTTTGCCAATACAATGATACAAGTTACTGGCAACGACAATCAGCCTAATCGTATAAGTTTTGACGCATTCGGTGTAACCGGTAGTCAAAATGCCTATGTTGCTATAGCAGGACGTACAGCCCGTGGGTTAGTGGACACCCCGCAAATTACTCAAGCTGGTGATACTATTATGCGATTCACTGGGCAGGGATGGACTGGCAACAGTAACTACGCTGGCAGTATCATTCGCCTAAACATGGAAGCCGCAGAAACATTTACCAGTAACTTATCTACTGGTACTCGTTTAACAATACAAACCACACCAATTGGTAGTAACACTATACAAACAACTGCGGCCTTTTACAGTAATGGCTTAAACTTATACGGCAATACTGTTACTACCGGTGTTAAGTTTGCTGATAATACATTCCAAAACACAGCCTTTGTGCCCGGTAACTGGGTTAGTAACATCACAGTATCGACTGGCTTTGCACAAATGGGTAACAATTTAACCGGGCACATCGACCTTAGTACTACAGACGTACATAGTTTGGTAAGCAACAGTTACAGTCTTGCAGTTACAGACCCTTCTGCAAGTCAAAATTTACACTTAACTTTAGCACAAGAAATTGGCACAAACTCCAGCGTAACATTTGGTAATGTTAGTGTTGCTGGTAACTTGTATGTAGCTGGAAATATCATTAGCCAAGGTGCTACAAGCATCAACGGCAAAATACTTTATTTGGCCAACAACTCCGTTACTAGCACAGATATTGATGGCGGTGGCATACAGTTGGGTGCTAATAGCGCGGCCTATGCTCGTACGTTAAAGTACAGTCTCACTGGACTGCACGGTGACTATTGGTACACCGACACCGACACAGGGTTCCAGACCGAACACTTACGAGCTACTGACGTTTATATGTCAGGCAACTTGTTCTCCAATGGATCAGGTTACTTTGGTGATGCTTACTCAGGTTATAATTTTGCCAATGCTGGAATACAGGTGTTTGAAAATGTCAACAGCTATGCACAGATTGTTGAGCAAAATCTTAGTACTGGTACCAAGTCCACTACAGACTTTGTTGCTACTGCCAATAATGGCACAGATACTACATACTATGTTGACCTGGGTATAGCTGGTAGTTTCTATGACCCTACTAGCCCTAATAACAGTTTAGGTACAAGCCTATATTCCAATGATAGTTATCTATACGCACAAGGTAATACCAGTGCTAACGTAGGTGGTAACTTGGTCGTTGGTTCTACTGTCCCGGGCCGTGTGATAAGATTTATTGCAGGCGGTGTGAATGCTGCCAATGTTATTGAAACTATAAGCAGTACCGGTGTTTCTGTGACTGGTAATATTAGTGCAACAGGAAACATTGGTGCTACATACTATACTGGTAGTGCAAAATATTTAACAGACATACCAGTACAGATCAACAGCGATTGGAACAATGTCAATCCTGCCAGTTTTGCTAATATTAGAAATAGACCAGACTTATCAGTATATGCCACAGTCTCACAGTTGACCACTAATGTTACAACTATTAACAGTAGTATCAATACTCTAATAGCCAATGCCGCTTATCAAGAAAGTGAAATTGCTGGTATAAACAGTAATATTGGTGCGTATGAGACCTGGGCCAATACAGCTATACAAACCATAAATGCCAACGTTGGTGCATTTGAGTTATATGCAAATGCCAACATTGGTACCATATATACAAATCTAAATACACTAACAGCCAACGTTAGTGCATTTGAGTTATATGCAAATGCCAACATTGGTACAGATAGAGTTTGGTTAAGTAATTTACAAAGCAACATCAATTCAATCACTGCCAACGTAGGTGCGTATGAATCATTTGCCAATGTTTGGTTTGGTAACTTACAAAGCAACATCACCACGATTAACAATAGTATTACCAATATATCCGGCAATGCGAGCTTGACCTTTGTGTTGAACTCTGCTTATTCTCTAGGCACTACAACTGCCACGCAGAGTATATTTGGCCTAACCAATGGTGTGCAATTAACATCCAATACTAGATATCTTTATGAAATTAACACAGTATTTGAACTAACGGAAAACGGCCCAGGCGATCCCAATCTAAGTTACAGTCTTGCTGTGAGTGGTGGTGCTGTCTTGGCCAAACATGCTTACAATGTACAGATGAACAACGACAGCACAAGAACTGATAATAGTGCCGGTATTACCATGATGTCAAACGATATCACTACTGGGTTCGCTACACCAGTGGTTGTGGCCACAATAAAAAATACCTACAATGCCGCATTGGTTCGGGGTACTGTTGATATTACTACAGGTGGTAATGTCAACTTTATGGTTACATTAAGCAAAGCTGTAACTTCGCTTTCGATACCACAATTAAGTTATATCAAGCTAACTGCTGTTGGCCCAATTGGTGCCAATACCGTAATTGGCACTTGGTCTTAACCAAATAACTTGACATTTGACAAGTATCATAGTAATATTACTGAGTGAACCTCAATAAATATTAAACTATGATACTTGCTTACCTACTTCTCCTAACTGGTTTAACTATAAGTTCTGTTGCTATCTACTACTCAGTAGTTGGCCTAACAGCTATCTTCTCCGCCGCTGCCATTCCAATTATGATCATGGGTGTAAGCCTTGAAGTGGCCAAATTGGTTTGCGCCACTTGGATCAAACAATATTGGGCACAAGTACCTAGACTAATGAAGATCTATATGGTCATTGCCGTTACGGTATTAATGTTAATCACGTCAATGGGTATCTTTGGCTTCTTGTCCAAAGCACACAATGACCAAAACTTAGTATCCGGAGACGTAGGTGCCAAACTTGCTATCTATGATGAAAAGATCAAAACAGCCCGAGACAACATTGATGCAGGCCGAAAACAACTACAACAAATGGACGCCGCTGTAGATCAGGTAATGAGTCGTAGCTCAGATGAAAAAGGTGCTGACAAAGCAGTAGCCATCCGCAACGGCCAAAAGCGTGATCGTGCCGCTATTGCTCGAGATATTGAAGCCAATCAAAAGATTATTGCCACACTCAATGACGAAGCCGCACCTATTCGTGCAGAGAATCGTAAAGTAGAAGCTGAAGTAGGCCCAATCAAATACATTGCCGCCTTTATCTAC